AAATGTATTGGGCCGTCCGCACCTTCGGCCCCAGATTTAAGCGGTCTACATGACTAGATTTTAATAACGCTTTATTCTTGAAAAGCGGCTAATTTTACTTTCAAACCTTTGCATGGTTAAAAAATTACTATCCCTTGCAACTGTCCTTTGCCTGCTCGCGGGCTGTGCTACCAATCCCAACAAGATTTCCGCATCTTATGTTAGTCCGGTGACTTATAAAAACTACGATGATGATCAAATCATCATGGAGATGGATCACGTAAGTCGACGCAGCGGTGAACTTTACAATTCGCTCAAGAGTGAGTCTTCAAAGGACACTGGCCAAATGGCTGTGGGTTTATTATTATTCTGGCCAGCCTTGTTCTTCCTTGAAGGTGGCGATGGGCCAGAAGCCGCTGAATACGCACGGCTCAAGGGACAGTATGAAGCATTGCGGACAGTCGCAGTCCAAAGGAAGATTGGCGCTGAGATGCTGCCAGCTTCACCCGAGGAGGTCGTTAAAGAACTCGCCTCGACAAGCAGAGGCAAAACTGGTGGATCTCAGCGTAACAGATAACGCTAAGTCCCGCTATTATTCACGGCTAATTCCTCGTAATTAGCGCTTTAAGCATTAGGTTTATAAGTACTATGCGAGTTTACATATACACCTTTTCTTTGATGCTTCTGGTCGCTTGCGCGAGCCTATCAGCACTACCCGAAGCGCACTATCAATCAATCGCCGCCAAACTGCTAAACGGCGCAGCTGAAGTCACAATGGCTGATCGCACACGATGCGACATCGTAACCGATACGCACGCCATTGAAGTTGACTGGAACGGCAAGTGGGGCGAGGCCATCGGCCAATCGCTCCATTATGCCTTACTGACCAATAAACGTGCCGGGATTATTCTAATCATGGACACGCCAAACGACACCAAAGAATCGATCCGAGTCAACAGCATCATCACAAGCTACAAGTTACCCGTGACGCTGTGGGTCATCGATAAACAAAACGAGACACTGACTCAAGTCTCGCTGCAATAACTAAAAAAATGCAAATAATAGAATATATAAGTTATGGGGTTTTAATTTTCTTTGCAATCGCTTGGACTAGCGGAGTTAGAACGGATTTGGGACTTGGTATTCCGACAATCCTCGGAGCATTGTTTTATGTAATAGCTGCCATAGCTTTGTATATGTTTGAAATGCCCAAGATTCATTCCCTGTGGCTATTGCCATCTGGATTCGTTTTCGTGATGTTATGCAACTATATCATCTCGGCAAAAATCCCTCTTCTGAGTGGCATATTGATAATAGTCGGATCGCTTTATGCATCGTTAGTCCGTATTGGGATTCCGAAAGAACAGATTGAGACAGCACAACATATAAGTAATGTAGAGGCCGTTAAGAATTGGCAGAAACAAAAATAAAGAGGCTGCTCTCGATAATTAATCGGTTTCGCTCAGATCACCGAAGAAGTCCTTTGCCTCAGCCTTCGGCACTAGTGTCCCGAGGTAGCTCTGCCATAGTGTTTGGCTGTTGCGGTGCTTAAGCACCAGCGCCGTGCGCTCAGCGCTTCGATAAGCGCTCATATGCAAGGTGCAAAAGGTGTCGCGGGTAGTGTTTTGCGCCCAGCTTTTAAGCTTTAGCTCTTTCAGTATCTTGGCCTTCAAGCCTACGACTGGCGTACGGCCGTCGTCGCCATTGCATCCATCCCACTCGCGCGGATACGGAGCAGTTATGTGGCCAGTGCGCCGTTTGCCGAATTGATCATGCAATAGGGGCTTGATCAAAGCCCAGAAGCGCGGCGGCACATCGTCAATGCTCCAAGCATCCTTTGTCTTTGTGGCGCTCGCAGGAATGTAAACGCGGCCCTGTTCAGGTTGAATCCACTCCCATTGAAAGCGGCCAGCCTCCGCCGAGCGAAAGCCCAAGAAGAAGCGCAGCGCAAAATGCACCAACCACTGCGGGCGCTCACGCTCGATTACAGCCAGCGCGGCATTGGTCTGGTCGATTGTTAGGGCATGCTTATCGCTGCGCCCGACCTTTGGTAGATCCTCGACAAACAGTTGCTCGATCGGACTGCTCACCATCCACTGGCGGCGGATCGCGTAGTTAAAGAAGTTTTGCAGCGCGCCGCGATAGTTGGTAATCGATCGAGGCGACTGGCGCAGGTCTAAAAGCCACTTGCGTAGTATCTCGCCGGTCAGGTCTGATAAGTTCTCCTTGCCAAATACCAGTGCGAATTGGTGCAGTCGGGTGCGCAGGTCTTGTACGTGAGGGGTCGCAGTAGCATCCGGCGCCTGACCGCTGCTCGCATGCTTGGCCACGAGAAAGCTCTCGACCGCTTCCTGCACTCGCATGCCGACCGAAGTCGGGTGGTGCAGCGCCCAGAATTGCGCTGCATCCGTATGGCTAATGCCCGCAGGTAATAGCGACCGCGCAGTTGTCACATCCGCATGTATCGCTCGCGTATACGACAGTGCATCGACGCCCTGCGCGCGTTCTAGTGCCACAAGTTCAGCCTTGCGGGCCACTGCTTGCTCCGCAGTTACGAACGTTTCAGCCGGTAATTTACGATGCCGAACCATAAAAGGCCGCACCCGATGATCCTTAAACATCGTAACCCCGAGCGGTAGATGATTAATATCCACCTTATTGACTGCTCCATTACGTCTTCCCATACCTAGATCTTGTGCGATTCTGTACAACATTCAACAGTTATATTGACCTTTTAGGGATTTAAATGGTCTTAAGGCGTAGTTTCAGGAAAGCTCTTTTTATCGCATATACCGCTTATATACAGTCATTTAGGCATAAAAAACCCCCGCCATGAGCGAGGGGGTATTGGCGGAGAAGATGGGATTTGAACCCAAATTACCAATGCTGATAATCAACTGCTTACGGCATCAATTATAGTCTTGTGCGGTTCCTGTGGGGCGTTAGTTGGGATAGCATGGATAACGCATTACAATTAGCGATGAGTTAATGAGGCTCTAATTGAGTATTCGGCGGGTTTTAGTCATCACTCATAAATGGGCCATTTTCGGCACTTTTGGCGGTGATGCAAACTCTTAAAGGACTAACCTCTTTGTGGCATGTTCTTGTTAAGACACTTCCGACGCTAAATCGCGCACGCGTTGGGCAAACTTCGGGCAATCTTGGGCGGCTTGCTGGAGCTTAGTCGAAGCGACTTTAGTCGCCCAACATAGATTCTTAAAGATGGCATCGCGCTGCGCCAATGCCGAAGGATTATCCGCGTTAATAAAGTTCTCCCATGTGCTGTTGTCCGTCTGCCTGATCTGGAGCTTATCGCGGTGCTGGTCTGGGATAGCGTCATCGAGCCAGACGGCGAGTAGCTCGCCTTGATGATGAACTGGTAGGTGGTCGAGTATGATCTCAAGCGTATCTTTACGAGGGCGCCTGCCGATGCAAATTTTCGCAATTGAGTTGAGTGGCAGCTCTGTTTTTTCGGAAAATTCTTTCTGCGTTAAGCATAATTTTGAGAGGATGGATTTGAAGACGGTAGCAAGTGGCATTAGTCAGACTTTTACACGGTCTAAGTATTTTTCCTAGGAAAAACTGCCGCTAAGCGACTACTAATATTAGTCCCTCAGTACCAGTTAGCCCGCCGTTAATTTTTCGCTTTGACGGCTGAGTATTGCACCGTTTGTTTGCCGGCATGGACGGATATAGATTGATAAAAGCAGCATTCAATATCAGCGAAAACATTTGCAGTGGCTGTAAAATTGGCGGCATGACCTTTAAAACCTTACCTGGCTTTTTAGAGCAAATCGAAGCTGAGCAGATCAGACTGCATGAAGAAATAGAATCGTTGAAACTCCAGAATAGCATCTTACTGCGTCGTGATGACCCTCAGACCAGCTTCGAGTTACTCGATGGCAAAGGCTAAGCTATCAGTCTAAATCTATCATACAGTCTGTGACTTTTTCTGCCAAAGCCTGCTGAAAGTCCATCGCCTTTGCTCCAAAAGAGGTTTTGAAATATATCCAACCCCAAATGCCCGCTGATACAATTGTCACCAGAAAACTGTCATCATCGAACACTACACTAATGAGTACTGACGTAAGGACAATAGGCAGAAAGTAAATGAGACACACTAGTGGAAAGACTATCATCAATTCCACAGCGAAGATTACATTTATAAATAATCGCTTCATTATCTAATATAAGTTAGGCGCGCTCAAATTACAACTCACTCACCATAGAGTAAAGCCTAAGCCGGCTAGCGGCTTAGTTATGAGCCTGCTGCGGGTATGGTATAATACGCGAAACCGATACTTATTTTGAGTGCCTTTTAGCGACCCTGCGCTTGGATTCTTGGTTCAGTGCCTGGTCGATTTTAGTGCGTGCATATCGTCCCTGTGAGCAGGGCCTAATCTTGTGTATTTCACACCAGCGATAAAATGAAGTGTCAGAGCCTTTGCCCACATAAGCGGTGGCATCTGTAACGGTCAGGACTGGCGATGCAAAACGAATCATCCTCTGAGCCACCGCATCAGCGATTGCGATATAGTCTTCCTCATTGAGGACAGGACCCTTGTTGGGCTCGATTGGATTAGTAGCCATCTGCAGACGTTATGCGCGCTGCTGCTTTTCAGAATCAGCTAAACGCTGCTGCTCTGCAATGGCTCGCAGCACTATCGCATGCGCTTCAGGATCAGTTGATCCCTTTACTGGCTTAGCGGAATTATTACCCATTTGCGTAATATTATCTTGGCGCATTTGTGCCAAGCGCAACTCCGCAGTAACCGCACGTCGAGCAAACTCGCTGAAGTCCTCAGCACCTTCGCCGAGCATTGCGGCCTCTATCTTTGCATAGAGTTCCGGAGTAAATTTCACCGTCTTAGATATGTAAGCTTTTCCCATAGTAGGTCTTAACATGCACGTCTTACTGTGTATGACAAACTTTATTAATAAATAGTTGACTGACATGGGCTGACCGACAGAGTCTTACGAAATGAGACAAATAATCATACCTGAAGATGTCAGTAAAACAGTCCGATTCCCCCGGGAAATGGTTCAACAAATCGAGTTGTCATGCAAAAAAGAGCATCTCGACTTTTCTAAATTCGTACGCCGTGCAGTTGATTTAACCTTCAAACTGCAAAACAACGATAAATGAACGCTGACTTTGAAAAGACCGTACTCGCCGAGATTCGTGAGATGAAAGAGGCGCTGTCGTATCGCACATCATGGATCGCTGGTTATGTGGCTTTAGGCCGCTACCTCGGATCATCAGATCGCAAAGGCCGCATTGCTAGAGCCTGGGCTACGGAAGAAAAGCTAAAGCCAAAGGAAATTAATGGCACCGCATATTTTAATATAGCGGATGTGGATCGGGCGATGCGCAACGGCAAACACATCGAGACGCGTAGAGGACTATGAATATTAACAATAATGCTATATCTCAGCCAACAGTTGATGCCATCAATGCGCACTGGAAACGCTGTGGTAGCTCTGAAGGTAAACGCCACTATCTAGGTGGCTCGATCATCGGATCTCACTGCGAGCGAAAGCTCTGGTATGACTTCCGCCACATGACCAAAGAAAGCTTCGATGGCAGAATGTACCGCTTATTTGATCGCGGCCATCGGGAAGAAGCCACCTTCGTTAAAGAACTGCAAGGAGCAGGTGTCGAAGTCCAAGAAATAGGACCGAATGGCAAGCAATTCGCACTCAAAGCAGTCGGCGGCCACGTTGCCGGCCACATGGATGGCAAGGGCAAGGGCCTATTAGAAAATCCAAACACCTGGCACGTACTGGAATTTAAAACGCACAGCGCTAAGTCGTTTAGAGAAGTACAAAAGAAAGGCGTGCTAGAAGCTAAGTTTCAGCACTTCGCACAAATGCAGCTATACATGAAATGGTCAAAAATGACTCACGCATTTTACCTAGCAGTCAATAAAGATACTGATGAGCTTTACTCTGAATCAATTGCATACGATCAGCACGCAGCAGAGCGTCTCGAAGACAAAGCCAAGCGTATCGTCACCAGTCAAAACCCGCCAGAGCGGCCTTATGACAAGCGTGACTTCTATCTGTGCAAATGGTGCTCAGCTCAGTCTTTATGCTGGGGCAGCACAGACCAAGCTAGCCCTGCAATCCCGGTGCCAAGTCTATCATGTCGCCAATGCCTACACGCCACCCCCGAGTTAGACGGCAAAGCACGCTGGTCATGCGCTAAAAAACAAACTGATCGCAGCTTTGCCGAACAAGCAAAGCCGTGCGCAGATATGCTCATAATACCCGCGCTGGTAAAATGGGCAACAGCCATCGATGTCATCGAAAACGCGCTAGGGAATGATGCCATCGTATTTGAAAACGATGACGGGAGCACATGGATGCACGGCCAAAAACCTGAGCATAATCAATTCAGTGCGCACGACCTGAGCACTCTTCCACGCGGCTTGATCGGTTCCACCCGAACTGCCGCAAACAAAGCAATCCTCGATGCCGAAACGCGACCGGCATTCGGATGAACAAGCTACGTGAAACCATCGTTATCACTCTAGTTGCTTTCATCTACGCCACACTGGCAGCTTTCATCGCCTTTAACTTTTTCAGTTAAAAGCGCTTCAACCTAACAAATACAAAACTATGATTAATCTACAATCAATCACACGCGGAGCGCAGATAAAAGCCCCGCGCATCGTGCTGCTCGGCGTCGAGAAAATCGGCAAGAGCACCTTCGCAGCCGGCGCTGATAAGCCGATCGTCCTGCCGATCCGTCAAGAAGAGGGTGTCGATGCCCTGGACATCGCCAAATTTCCCACCTTGCAGTCATTCGCAGAAGTGCGTGACGCACTCAGCTCACTCGCCAATGAAAAACACGACTACAAAACTGTGATCATTGATTCCGCCAGCGCACTTGAGCCATTAATCTTTTCAGATGTCTGCGAATCAGAAAAGGCCGCCAGCATCGAAAAAGTCGGCGGCGGCTATGGCAAAGGTTACACCGAGGCGCTGTCCCGGTGGCGCGAATTAATGCAGGCGCTAGACTTCCTGCGAGAATCTAAAAACATGGCCAGCGTTATTATCGGCCACGTCAAAGTTAAGAAGTTTGATGACCCTTTGAACGAGTCATACGACCAGTTCCAATTTGACGTAAACGACAAAGCATCAGCCACACTATTTCGCTGGGCTGACTTCATTGGCTTCGCTAACACCAAAACCTTTGTGAAAAAAGAGCAGGCTGGATTCGGCGCTGAGAAAGGCCGAGCCATCGATGCGAGTGGCGGCCAGCGCTTCTTATTTTGCCAGAAAAGTCCCGCGTTCCCTGCCGGTGGCCGCGGGCCGTATGGCAAACTGCCTGACGATATCCCACTCAACTGGAGTGATTTTAAAGAAGCAGTAATCTCTGCAAGTAAATAACCAACAACCAATAATAACATGAGCATATTCGGATCAAAAGGCTTTGATGCCTCCAATAATACAGTCAGTAACACTGACTTTTCACCACTCGCGCCAGGCATGTATGATGTCATCATCAGTGATGCCGACGTGAGAGTTACCAAGGCTGGTAACGGTCAATACCTCTCCATCCAATTCACTGTCACCAGTGAAGTAGGACGCGAACGACGTCTCTGGACAAACCTAAATCTAGTCAACCCTAACCCGGTTGCCGTCGAGATCGCGCAAGAAGAATTACAGAAAATCTGTAATGCTATTGGCTACAAAGGACGTTTGCAGAGCGACGAAGATATCCAGCATTTGCTGAATAAAGCACTCGCAGTCAAAGTAGTTGTAGATGGCGAGCGCAACAACGTGAAAGGCTATGCTGCGATTGCAGCAGCCAACAAAAAACCCGCCGCAACTGCTGTTTCAGCCGCTGCCAGCGATGCTGAAGACGAAGACGAAATGCCTTGGGGTTAAACACTACTCCTACCCAAAAATGACTGAAAGTCCGACCCTTCCAGTTCTAGCCTCCAGCTTAATTTACTAATGATAACTGACGAAGAAATTTTAATAGAATACAAGAAGGCCTACAATGCAGAGTATCGCCTAAAAATAGCGGCTCAAAAACGCGCATACTACAAAGCCAGTGCAATTGTAGTAGCAAAACGAATAGAAGCGTGGCGCTCAAAACACGCAAACGCTTCTAAGAAGATTCAAGACGAATCTTTTTTGTCCTACCTACAATGCTCTATCTAACTCTATTGCTTTTCGCAGTTCTGGTAATTTACGCCCATATTCGTGCGCGCAAAAAAGCACGCAACTGGCAAGCAGTCGAAGGCTTTGGCCGTAATTCAGAAGGCCATCATGTATGGCAGAAGTAAAAATAATACTGCTCAAATGCTAACTCCAAGACCCTATCAACAAGAAGCGCTTCAAGCGCTAGACAGCCATCTACGCTCGGGAAAGAAAACTTCCCCCTGCGTAGCTATTCCTACCGGCGGTGGCAAAAGCTTGTTAATCGCACTCGCGATCACCAACTGGCAAAAGAAACACCCAGGACTTCGAGTGTGTATATTGCAGCACCGAAAAGAATTGGTGCAGCAGAACTCAGATGAATTGATTAGCATCAATCCTAACTGCAACGTAGGAATCTACGCAGCAGCTCTAAAACGCAGAGATACTGAGCACGCTATAATCTATGCCAGTATTGATAGCATCTACAACAAGTCGGGCGTACTAGAACCTTTCGACGTAATCATCGTAGATGAAGCACATCGAATACCACTGAAAGGTGAAGGTAAGTATCGTAAGTTCATTGAAGGATGCAGACGCTTTAACACTAAACTAGTGTTAATTGGTTTCACTGCCACACCATATCGGATGGAAGGTCCGATATGCCATAGAAACCATTTACTCCAGGAGCTAGTTTACAATGCCAGCGTAGCTGAATTGATAACAGATGGATACCTTTGCAAGCTACGCACTAAATGCAGTGAGAATCAACCAGACCTAACTGGAGTACGTAGCTCAAATGGAGATTATGTGACTAAAGCACTATCTGAACAACTAGATAAAGAAGAAGTCGTCAGCATAGCTGTCAAAGAACTGGTGACATTGATAAATGCAGAACAACGTAAAAGTGTAGTCGTGTTCGCAATAGACATTGCACACTGCCAACACATTAGTGATGAGCTACGTAAGTATGGAATAACTGCTCCTTACGTAACAGCAAGAACTCCAGCCGGTGAACGTGAAAAGATAGCCAACAACTTCATCAGAGGAAGACACCGAGTATTAGTAAATGTAAACGTCTATACTGAAGGCTTTAATGCTAAAGCAGTTGATTGTGTCGCATTGTTGAGACCTACGCTCTCAAAAGGACTCTACGTACAGATGGTAGGACGTGGACTCAGAACACACGCTAACAAGACAGACTGCTTAGTGTTAGACTTCTCCCGCTGCATAAAAGAACACGGACCGATTGATGCAACTGATAATAGGGAAGTGAGGATGAAGAAGTGTGAAGTATGCAGTGACGTATTCAGCTACATCATAGGTTGCTGTCCCAACTGTGGTTGGGAGATACCACCCCTGGAGAAGAAGCAGGTAGATGAACAAATAGAACGTACCCGGAGACTACATGAAGTTGAAGCAGCAGAACATGACATTCTAAGCACTCCTAAGTGGTTAAAAGTACATGGAGTTAGATGTCACCTGAGACAGCAACATGGCAAACCCGATGCTCTCAGGATTCAGTTTAGGAGTGGTCAGAGGAGTGCTTCCACACTGATGCACTTAGACAGTTCAGGCAATCAAGGTAACGCCGCTAAACTCTTTTGGAATAGGTTACAGATTGGAACGATGCCAACGGTAGAAGATGCACTCCAGGACATGTTCCTAGCAGATAGAATAGCAGAGAGAGTCAAACGACTACTAGTACTCGATTCAGGTACACGCTTAGAAATTAGAGACTACGAGATAAACACTTTTAACTAATAACACACAGACAACACCATTATGAACCCATCAACCAGACAGGACTACTTAGAACAGATCATGGACTTAGAAGGAGAGAACGCTGACCTCATACGTAAATTAGAAAGAAAGGAGTGCATGATAGAAGACATCACTAACTTATTGGTAGAGGAGGAAGATGCAGACTAATATAAAACTAATTGGTCTCATAGGACCAAAAGGGGTAGGGAAGACCACCTTTGCACATGAACTAGGAGTAAACTTTCACCACAGTGTCGATACAGTGATATTAAGTTTTGCTGACCCATTGATAGCTATGGCTATAGCAATGGGCATCTATTCTGAAGCAGTGAGAGATAAAACACTGAGGACACAGACCATTAGTAAGCTTGGAAAGACACCAGAGGAGATACTGAAAACACTTGATTCAGAATGGGGCAGACAGCTGGTGCATGAAGATATATGGTTATGGGCAATGCAACAGCAACTAGACCTTCATGACAAAGATGACGAAGATACCTTAGTAATCATTGATGACTGTGAGTTAGAAGAAGAAGCACAGTGGATACTCGATAAAGGAGGAGTGGTATTTGCTCTGAGTAGAGAAGGATACCCCGGAGACACTGACAATGATACTGAGAAACAGTACTCTAAACAAGTTCAGGCACTGGTCTATCAGGCACAGATAGATACTCAGGGATTACCACGCACCATCAAAGAAACCATTCACATTATTAACCACAAACTAGATACAACATGTTAAATGATGCACTACAATATGCCACAAAAGGATGGTATGTATTCCCCCTGAGACCAGGAAGTAAAGCTCCACTGGTTGCTGGTGGATTCAAGCAAGCAACAGTGGATAGCACACAGATCACTAGTTGGTGGACTGCTAATCCCACGGCTAACATTGGAATAGCTTTGGATACGTCAGGGTTATGCGTAGTAGATGTAGACACACACGGAGATATCAATGGCTTTGAGAGTCTCCCATTGCTAGGTGACTTACCTGACACGGCTATTGCACGTACCCCAAGTGGAGGTGCTCATTATGTGTTCCAGAATGAAGGCACTCCACCACCTAGAAAGATAGGGTTAGTGACAGGAATTGATCTCCTGGCTAATGGATACATTGTAGCTGCTCCCAGCGTGATAGATGGACTCCCTTACTACTGGGAGTCAGAAACATTGGATTGCTTACCAGAACAGGTCAGACAGATGGCTGCTCCTAAGGTGAAGAAACAGCAGATCACCTCAGATAATCACCATCAGATACTACACAGAGCTAGTTTGTGGCTTGAGAAGTGTGACGCTGCACATGAGGGACAAGCAGGTCATAGTAAGTTGTTATGGGCAGCTCAGGGACTAGTAAATGGGTTCATGCTCTCCAGAGCAGATTCCCTTAGTTTACTTTGGTCTAACTATAATCCCCGCTGCGTACCTAGTTGGAATACTGCTGACCCCATTCAAGTCAGAGAGTTTGAGCGTAAGGTATCAGAAGCAGAAGCTGCTCCAGTAAAAAGCAGAGGGTGGTTGATTCAAGATGATGGTTATAGGACGGACAGAACCACCCGGAAGACTGACAACTTTGCTACTCCAGAGCAGATAGCGGAGTTATCAGTGGCTTATGACAATATAGTGACACTTGAAGAACCATCTTGGAAACCTTCTGGACTGGTGGGTGACATCATGCAGTACATCCTTGATACTGCTCAGATACCACAACCTAAATACTCGATAGCAGCATCACTTGCAGTAGTAGGGACACTATTAGGGCAGAAGGTTAAGTCAGGTTGGAAGAATGGACGGACAAACCTTTATTGCATGGCAGTTGGTGGCACATCCACGGGTAAAGATCACCCCATTAGTATGGCTGAACGGATACTAGAACAGTCAGGTGCAGGTGAACTCATTGGTGGCACAGATGTCACCAGTGATTCAGCCATTGAGAAGAGAATTAGTGATCATCCAGTTACATTTTACCCTTGGGATGAAGCTGGACACACATTAGGAGGTTTCGGCAGTCAGGTAGATAACCATCGTGCAACAGTAGTACCAACACTGATGAAGCTATGGTCAGCAGGGAATAAGACATACAGAGGGAAGGATAGAGCTGGAAGGGATAACAGCTCGTTCTCCATCAAACACCCCTGCTTGACGATATATGGGACTGGCTCCACTGATAAGATCGCAAGTAGCTTGAGAAAAGATCAGCTCCAAGATGGGTGGTTACCTCGTTGCTTATACTTCATTAGTAGTGATCTTGGCACCTTATCAGACACCCTTGATACTGGTCACATTATACCGGCTCTAATCCTTGATAAGTGTCAGGGATTTGCTCAGTTTGTTAATCCCGCTGCGACAGCAGTTAGTGTCTTCTCAGCGCAAGCAGTCGATCAGGATTGGACGATCACTGTCCCTATTGATACAGATGCAAAGAATGCACTAAAGCAGTTCTTTATCGAAGCTAGGGACATACAACAGCTTGGGAAGTTAGACAACTGTGAGCTATGGGGCAAAGCAGCAGAGCAAGCAGATCGTATTGCTTTGATCGTCGCTTGCGGAACTTTCCATGATTTGCGTGACGCTAAGATCACACTGAAAGAAGTACAGTGGGCTATTGCAGTGGTTAGATACTGCATTCAGTCATTTTCAGACCTTATCAGCGATAAGGTGGTGGAGAATGACTTTGAACGTAACTTGAAGATGGTACTAGAAAAGATTAAGCGTGCTGGACGGAGAGGTATCACCAAACATGAACTTACCAGAGCGACACGGGCCATTAAAAGTTTCGAGCGGATTGATATACTCAAGACGCTCGAAGAAGGACACGACATCATCATTGATCAGCAGGATAAAAAGACTCGTCCTGCCACAGTTTACATCTTTAAGCCTGGTTAACTCGATACACACCTTGAGACGGACATACCTCAGAATAGACCCCTTTGACACGAGA